GTTTCCTTGTAAGAAAACACCCTCTATATACATCTTCTTTTTACTACCTTTTCCTTCGGTAATAAATTTAACGTCTGAAATTTCTTCTGTGATTAGTTTCATAGTCCTAATTTGTAAATCCTACTTTTGCACCTTTTACATCAGTGCCTCCACTAACAAAAACAACATCTGTTGGATTCTTTTCTAAGATTTCGGTTTGACCTGCTAATAATGAAAAGGTTCCTATAGTAGCAGAACCACTGTTATTTTCAGCAATATTAACAGTTCTACCAGTGCTGTTGCTACTGTTTACTAAACGAACGCAAGTTGCGTTGCTAAAACTAGTAGCAGCACCAACTGAATCTGGTACAGTTATTTGTGTTCCTTTTATTAATAACCTAGACATTTGGTTCCTCTTCTTGGGCTACAGGTTCTTCAGTATTATCGAACATTGATGCACCCACAGTATTACGAGAAGCATCTATTTTGTCTGCTGCTTTAGCATACAAAACTTCTTTGATCTTATCGCTAATATCATTAGCAGCAGCATCAGTCGCTATCAAATTAACAAGTTCTTCCATAAAAAATAAATATAAAATCCTAGTTTTATTTATATCTCTGCCTTTTTGGTATCTTTTTGTACCTGTGCATTAGTAAGTCCATCATCAATTTCTGGATCCATTGGGATTTCTCCCATCTCACCTTCTGCTGGTAATGGTTCACCAGTTATTGGATCAACTGCACTAGGATCTGGTATTATACCATCCTTAATTTCCTGTTCAATTTGCTCATCCAATTCTTCCATCTCTCCATCAGTCTGACGTAAGATATTTTTACGAACCCATTCTTGTGAATAGAATCTTCCGATATAAGGTTCTATTTGTGCAAGAGTTCCTAATCTCTCATTCATCATTTCAGTTTCTTTCAATTCTGCAAACTGATTATCATAGATGAAATCGTATTGTATATGCTCACTAAGAACTTCCCAATCTTCAGGAGTAACAATGTTCTTCAGGATTAATTGAGTCTTAAGCATATCTGTGAACATATTTGCAAAACGTTTTCTTAAACGTCCTACAAATTTAGAGAACTTAAGTTCATCTCTTAGTATCTCAGATGAACGTCCTAAATTAAATCCACCTTCTGCAGCAATTCTTGATTCTGGTACACCTAATGCTCTATAAAGTTTCTTTTGGAAATATTCAATATCAGAAAGTTCTCCTAAGTTTTGTCCACCAGGTAATGTTGTAATTTCAGTTCCTCTACCACCTTCTCTTCTTGGTAACCAGAAATCTTCCATCATAGACATGAACTTACGATCATCTCTAACTTCCCCAGTATTTGCATCATAGACAAGTTTATTTCTATAACGACCCATAACTTCACGAAGATATTGCTCTGCTTTTATCTTAGGAAGATTACCAACATCAATATAAAATATTCTTCTTTCTGGTGCTCTTGATAATCTGTAGATAACCAAACTATCTTCAATCATTCTTAACTGATTAAGAGCCTTGATTGCCTTATGCAGATATGAAAGAACTAAACCTTTATTTCTATCTACTAATCCAGAGGTAACATAAGTGATTGAATCTTTTGCAATTTTAACTCCCTTTGTTCCACCGCCACCAGTCATTGCTTGTGATGGATATGCAGGTTGTGGAGTATATACAAAATACTCTTCAATTTCAGGTGCTACTACTTTTGTTTCGTTCTGATTATTGTTTAATGAGTTGAGTCTTTCTGCTTTACTTTTCTTCTTTTCTTGACGGACATATCGCATCTTCATAGGATCAATATATCTTAAATCTTTTATTCCTTCTTCTGGTTTTTTCTGGTCAATTACCTTCATATAGTACAATCTACCATCAATATACCAGTTTCTGAGTATTTCATGCGATTTTTTATCAAAATCCATTATATCTTTAATGGTTTTGAATTCTTCCCTTATTGCCTTCTTTAACTTATCACTTGCGTTTAAATTTGATAATTCAATTTGAATAGGTGTATCATAGAGGTCACTAACTATTGCTTCATTAATAACATCTTCAATTGCTCCATCACATTCTGGATGTAGAGCCATTTCTCTATATCTTTTTATTAAATCAAATTCACTTCTATAGACACCTTCGATATCTACGTATGAACCATAAAAAGAACTAGCAATAAAATTATCATTCCCGTCCTCATTGTTTTGAGGAACGGGAGAGATAACCGAAGGAGAATCTTTCTTCTTCGGATCAATAGAGAAACCAAATAATCTGGCCATAATATTAGTTGCGTTAACGTGTTTTTATTATTTATCTGATATCTTCACCGCCAGCCGCAGGAGAAGTACCTTTATAAGCTTCCCACCAGTGGACTTGCATTTCGACTGTAAATTCTTCTAAAGTATCAGTTGTTTCGTAACTTAGATCAATTGAAGATAAGTTAGTAGGCCATATATCCCAGAATTTATATGATCTTAAGATACCACCGTCACGATCTAATTGATGTACAATTGCATCTTTTTGATAATCTTCTGGATTTTGTGCACCTGTTGCATCTTCCATACTGTTAATAACATTCATCCACTTTTCAAAAGCAGAACGAATAACGAAATCTGTATCGTTAAGAACAGTGATTGTCCATGTTTCGAATGTTCTATCTCCTGCAATTTTAAGTATCCTTCCTCGGAATGGAACTTCAACTGGAGTAACAGTTGATGCAGGTAGTGCTGCAGCCTTAACTAAAAATCTGGACTTTTGGAGAACATCATTTTCTATTGCGACTGCTGTGGGAAATGCTAGTTCAACCTCAAAGAGATTCGGCCTAGCTCCACCACCAGTTAACTTACTTTTAAAGTCACTGATTTTCCTTAGTGGAATATTATTGACTTGAACGCGGCTTGGCATTGTTCGTTGACCTCTTAATTAATTAAACTTTACCGATGACTTCATCAAAACTAACACCAGTTCTAGTAGCAACAAAGGTTAGACCGATGAAGTTGATAGAACGTGCTGGCTTAATGTATATATCTGCAACGAATTCGTTTGCGTCAATAATAGCAGCAGTATTATTAGTTTCGTCACAAATGACGACATAATCTTGGATTCCTCTCTTCGCTTGAACATCACGAAGGAAAGGTTCAACAATATTTACAAAGTTAGTCCTTGTAATTTCATCGTTGAATTCAAAGAGTTGATCCTTAGCAGCAGCAGAAATTGCATCTTCTAAGAAGATAAACAAACGACGAACGTTAATTCTATCGAATGCTGATGCTTTAGCATATCCAGTCTTATCACCAAATAATAGGATTCCAGATCCAGGTGAGAAGATTACTGGGTTGATTCTTGAAGAATAAAGACGATCTCTTTGTTCTTTGTTTGGATTATATGCTAACTTAACTGCATTAAGTATAGCACCTCTTGCTGTTCCTGCAGGTGAGAACCAAGGGAACTGATTAATATCAGTTCTTGCACAAAGTCCACCAATGTCTCCATTAAGAGGAACATATCTAAATCCATTTGAGAATCTATCAAACATATACTTATATCCACTATCGAATACAGCATATGAAGTTGAAGTTATCGGATCGAAGAAATTAATTACGTTTTCAGTAATATCAGCATCACTTAAAACAGTTGGTGCTTCCTGATCTGTAGTATCAGTTATCATTGATCCTCTGTAAGGAGAGATAAATGCAATTGCATCTTTTCTCGCTTCAGCAACTTGAATTAATTTAGTAGCAAGTGCTCTTGTTTGCTCTTCACCACCTTGTGCAGATCCTTGAAGTAAGAAGTCTACATCAACTGCGGTATCATTTTCAAAGAGTCCGTAACCAGAAATTATATCATCTAATCCTGAATTAAGAGCTCCAGTTGCATTGATGTCTGTGGAATTACCGTAGTTTTTACCACCAGCAAGTACACCATTCATTGTTCCGATTGTGTCGAAGATGATTCCTTCACCATCTTGATCCCAACCAGTATCACTTGCAAGTGTAAAGTTATTACTAAATCCTGTGGTTACAACTCCTACTGGTGCACTACCTCCAAAGAGATATTCTGAATTAGTTTCTAAGTACTTTCTCCAGTATTGTGGTGATCCAACAGAGAATTCTGCATCTTTTGCTTTTGATAAGTTAAGATGTTTCTCAAGAATTGTTCCTGCGTTTCCTGTTACAGTTCCTTTTGCGTCAATGACTACAAGATGAACTTCATCAAATCTTCCACCTCTGTTAGATACATACTCAGATGTGCCTGGTCTTTCAGTAACAGTGTTCCATTTTACTGTGGTTACTGTTTCAGTTCCACCAACAGTTGCAGTTGTTAATGCAAGTTCCTGCTGATCAAACCAATCTTTAGTAAGACTTACAGTAGGTGTTGCTTGTGAAACTCCTGCGTTGTTCACGATAGTAACACCACCAGTATTAAACTTGTAAATGTTATTATAATCCCAAGCAGTTTCTGTTCCAGCAGATGATACATGTGATATGAATTTAACATCAACTGTTAATCCAGAAACACCAGTAACTATTCCCTTGAACATTCCGTCAAGTTCCATAGTTGTTCCAGCACCAACTCCAGTTTTAGAAACCACTGTTCCTGCAGGTACAGTTTGAGTAATTCCGTAACCAATGTTAATACTACCTACACTGTTAAGTGTAAGATTCTGATCTGCTTTACCGTCAATTATTCCAATCCTAATTCCGTTTGACCACGTACCAGGATTTTTAGCAGCAACAGTAACGTTTGTAATTGTATTTACATCGTATCCTAATTCTTCATAATGATCAAGACTCTTGATCTTTGTACTTGTAGCAGCACCAACAAATCCATTATACAAACCTGCATCGTCAGCTCTGACTACATTAAGTATTCCACCATAAGCCAAATATGATGATGCGGTTAACCATGTTTCATACTGTTTGTCAGTACTATATGGTTTTCCAAAAGTGTTAAGTAAATCGTTCTCCGTATTAACAAGAGTTGGAGTTCCGACAGGGCCTTGTGCAAAAGGCCCTACAATTCCACCTATCTTATCTGTTGTGGGGTCGATCCTTCCTAGTGTTAAATCAACTTCCCTTACTAAAATACCAGGAGATGCTAGATTCAGTGGCATCTTTAATTCCTCTCTCAGTCCAAATTATTCTAGAAATATTTATAGATTTACCTTTTTACATGTAGTCCCACATGTATGAACGGTCTCCATACTCATCAGTATGCCATCTATCACCGTCCTTATCAACGAAACTTTCCATATCTTCAAAACCATCAGAAATGAATCCAAATGGAGCCATATCTTGTTCTATTTGATTCTTTTGTTCATCATAAATCCTCTTACGAACATCCTGATCGGACATTTCTTTAAAGTAATCTTGACATACTAACCATGAAAATATTACCAAGCACATTGCTAGATCATCATTAGATCCTTCCTCTGCTTCAAATGAATTTCCTTTCTGAGAAAATGTAGTTAGTTCTGATATAATTTCATAATCACAAGTTAAAAGTTTATCATCTTCTAATAAGGTTTTAAGATTTGAACAACCTAATTTTTTAACGGCTGCCGTCATTCTTACCCCAAGTTGTGTCTTTTTCCCTGAAAATCCTTGACCTACAATTTGACCATTTCTTCCTCTCATTGTAGCCATTAAGAGATTATCATACTCCAAATCATATTGCATAATACTTGCAACTTGATCCCCTATATCATTTACTTCTATTAAAACAAATGCCTGATTATACCCTATTGCAACATCATGAATAATATTAGGAAATAGCATAGGTTTAATTTCATTATTCCTATATTTTGCAACTACCTTATA